ATCTGCTCGTGGAAGCATGTCAAACAGAGGATTTGGATTTGGAAGTGGTGTTAGTAGGGTTGCTTATACTTTAACCATAGCTTCTAATACACAAAATTATGATGTATATACAAATAGAGGTGGTTCTTATGTTGCAGGCAAATCAGATATAACAGTACAAATTAATTCTGGTGTAACTGTAGGTAGTTCATCTACATCAACTTACGCATTATTAGTTAGCAATTCATTTGATGCAGCCGATACAATTACTATTGTTAATGATGGAACTATAAGAGGTATGGGTGCTACAGGAGGCACAGGAGGTACTACTAATGGTGCTGGTGGTGGAACAGCTGGAAGCTCTGGGTCTACTGGTGGAAATGCTTTATATGTAAATAGGTCAACTACAGTCACAAATAACGGAACTATTGCATCAGGTGGCGGTGGTGGCGGTGGTGGTGGCGGTTCTTATGCAACACGCAATGGTCCAAAACAATCCCCAGTTGCTAGTTCTTCTGGTGGTGGTGGCGGTGGTGGTGGAGCTGGGAATAGTGTAGGAAGTGGTGGTTCTGGTGGAGCAGGAAATGCAGAGGGTGACCCTGTTTCAGGAAATTCTGGAAGTTCAGGAGCAGCTACTACTGGAGGAGCAGGCGGTGGTGGTGGTGTAGGAGCTTGGGCAACAGGAGGAAGTGGAGGTGCAGGTGGTGGAACAGGAAGTGCTGGAACATCTGGGTCAACAGGCAGTTCATCAGGAAGCAATACTTCTCTAGGAGCAGGGGGTGGTGGTGGTGCTACTGGTAATTATATAACAGGAAATTCTTTTGTAACATGGTTAGTTAATGGAACAAGACAAGGCGGCGTTGCTTAATTTATTGGAAAAAATATGAATAAAATTAAATTTAAAATTAACGGGTATGATGAAGTAAGTGACTCTTTATTAATATCATTTGCATCTGACGAAACACAGTCACAAGACCCATCTGATTATCAATCATACGCTTATCAGCCTATGGCTATGTACCCAGATGTTACAGACATTAATGAAATTAAAAAGAAATTAGCTCAGTCTGGTATTTATTTAGCTGACCAACAACGTATAAAAGAAGAATTTAAAGCTAATCCTGCTAAAAAAGAAGCATATAAAGCTCTTGTAGGTCAAGTTTTTGAATATAATGTAGCTGATATTATTTCTCAAACTGGAACAACATACTCTAACGAGGTTGAAGTATGATAACTCAAGATAGTATTGGATGCAGAGGGTTTTCAATTTGTCATGGTACAATGACAGCTAATGAAAATTTAATATGTTCAAATACTACAGATGGATTTTTTAATAATTGGATATACTTATATAGTGGTTCTGCATTAGCTGGGTCAGAAAATAGTCAGACAACAGAATTAATTGCAGGTGATTTAGTTGATGTTTCTCAATATGCTAATGCTCCAATCAAATATGTAGCAGGAAATAATGGTGCAAAATGGCTAGGTATTAATCCAATGCCTACAACTAAAAGATATAATGCTAGATTAGTTAAAGGTAATGTTACAGAAACAATTAACTCTTCAGATAAAGAAACTTTTATTGTATGTGCTGAAGGTACTATTACTTGTAATGGTGTACAATTAAAACCTATGCAATACGCAAGAATTGTAAATACGAGTAAAACATTTGATATAAACGGAACTGGAATTATTTGTATAAAGCAATAAATTTAATATAAATAATGGAAATTATAACCTTATACAAGCCTTTTTTACATTACATTATTCATAAGTTTTTTACTGACTTAGAGCTTATTGATATATGGAGCGAATTAGATAATTTTCATAAAACAAATTCATTTACAACAAAAGAATTTACAGGCGACCCATCAAGCACCAATAAATTAGGCATTGTATTAGACCAACATTACGCTGAAGATAGAACTAAGAGTTCAATCCTTAATCATTTTACTAAAGTATTTAAATTAAGTAACTTGATAAAAGATAAAAATCTTTATAACTTTCTTATGGACTCTAATGCAGACCTTACTTTTGTAAGTTATTATAAAAATAATAGTGAATATAAACATCATGTAGATTTTTCTTCAATGTCTGCGGTGTTTACATTATGGAAAGAGCCGCAACAATTTCAAGGTGGAAACTTGTGTTTTAAAAGTAATAATTATACCCCTAAATTATACTCTAATTCTCTTATTATTTTTCCTAGTCATCAAATACATGGAGTTTCAAAACTTACTTGTGATGACAATGCAATTGGTTCTTCTCGTTATAGTATATGTAAATTTATCTCAAAAATACCTGAACACATCTAACTTAAAATTATTGATATAAAAATATTATTGAATAAAAACTATGAATAACAACCTAAAGAATAGCTTTTACAGAATGACTACTAATTTATATTGAAAAGGGGTGAATAATGTTTGGTATAACTGCATTTGCTGAAACCTCTTTTAGTACACTAGGTAAGATTGGTGGCATAGTATTAGCTTCTGCTCAAGTAGATGCAAACGCAATTGTTACTGCTAATGCTAATGCGATAAAACCATTTAGTGCTGCTATTACAGCAAACGCTACTGTTACAAGTGATGCAACAAGAATACGATTAAATAACGGTTCTATAAACGGAACTGCTAATGTAAGTGCTGTTTACTTACGCATAAGAGATGGTGTAGGTTCAATTACAGGCAATGCTACTGTAACTGCACTAGGTTCGTTTGAGATTACAGGTTCAGCAAGTATTACTGCTAACGGTACAGTAGCACTCAATTATGTAGTTATCAGAACAAACGCTGCAAGCATTACAGGAAATGCAACTGTATCTTGTTTAGGCGGATATGTAGTAAGTGGTAATGGACAAATAGTCGGTAATGCAAGTGTCTATTGTCTAGGTGGTATTGTAGCAGGTGCAAGTGCATCTATAACCCCTATAACCACAGTTACAGCAAACGGAATTATACAAGGTGAAGGATGGACACCTGTTACACCATCTTCAGATACATGGACACCATCATCAGAAAGTTCAGACACATGGACAACAATTTCACCATCATCAGATACATGGCTTAGACAAGGATAAAACATGGCAAAAACCAAAATTTCAGAATTTAGCACAACAGCAGCAGATAATACGGATATAACTAATATCAATATTGCTGAAGGATGTTCACCAGCTAATTTAAACAACGCTGTTCGTAGCTTAATGGCATTACTAAAAGACCAACAAACAGGTTCTAGTGGTGACCCATTTACAGTTGCAGGTACATTAGTTGCATCAGGTCAAGCATTAGCTTCTGGCACACTTAATGTAACAGGTGCTTTCCAATTAGACGGAACTGCAGGTGCTAGTGGTCAAGTATTGTTATCGGCAGGTGGTAGTAATACTCCTACATGGGGTAATGCGTTTGTAGCTGGAATGATAATGCTATGGTCAGGCTCTTCAGCCACTATTCCTACTGGATGGTTATTATGTGATGGTTCAAGTTCTACTCCAGATTTACGTAACCGTTTTGTAGTAGGTGCTACATCTACTTATGCTGTAGGTGCTACTGGTGGTAGTGCAGACGCTATTGTTGTATCTCATACTCATACTGCAACAGTTACAGACCCTGGTCATACTCACAACGCTGCTATATTAGGTTCAGGAAGTAATATAAATGCTAATCCTGGAGTACAAGTAACAACTAGCTCAACAAGCACAGCAACAACAGGTATTACAGTTGCAAACTCAACAACAGGTTCAAGTGGCACTAATGCTAACTTACCTCCTTACTATGCTCTTTGCTACATTATGAAGGCTTAATATGCCAGTACAACGCATAGCTTTTAAAGACTGGTTACCTGACCAACCTAGCATATTAGACTCTGTATCAGAAGCTAATAATGTTATTCCTTTAGCTGTAGGTTATGGTCCGTTTAAGTCAGCAGTAACATTTTCAGGTGCAGCTTCAGAAGATTTGAATAATTGTTTTGCTGCTAAACTAGACAATGATGTATTTATCTTTGCTGGTGGTGCTACTAAACTATTTAAAGTAGATAATGGTGACTTATCTTTAGTAGACGAGTCTAAGTCAGGTGGTTATACAGGCACAAATAGATGGCAATTCTTACAATTTGGTAGTCTTGCAATTGCTTCTAATGGTTCTGAAAAGATACAGTCTTTTGACGTAAACAGTTCTACAGCTTTTGCAGACGTCAGTTCAGATGCACCTATCGCTAAATACATTACAGTAGTTCGTGACTTTGTAGTCGCAGGTAATATTGGTGCAGGTACATCACCTAGTAAGGTGCAATGGAGTGGAATTAACGCAGCAGATGTGTGGACAGCCACAGCTACATCACAGTCAGACTATCAAATTATTCCTGACGGTGGCGATATAACCGGTGTCGTAGGTGGTGAGTTTGGTATTGTATTCCTAGAAAAAGCCATTGTCAGAATGTCATATATTGGCACACCGCTTATATTCCAATTTGACACTATCTCTCGTAACGTAGGATGTATAGAAGGTAACTCTATAGCACAATACTCAGGCACAGCTTACTTCTTATCAGATGACGGTTTTTATGCGACCAATGGTCAAACTTTAACAGGTATAGGCTCTGAAAAAGTAGACAGATACTTTTTTAACAACGCTAACATTGGTGATATTGACTCTATATCAACAGCAGTAGACCCTGAACGTAATTTAGTTATTTGGAATTATGGCAATATTTCTGGTGGTCGTTCACTACTTATCTATAACTTTGAAACACAAAAATGGTGTGAAGCAGATACAGATGTAGACTATTTATCTACACTAGCTACTCCAGGTGCAACATTAGACGGTCTTGATGCTGCATACAATATTAATGCAGGTTCATTTGTTATAGGTAAGTCTTATACAATTAGAACAGTAGGCAATACAAACTTTACAGCTATAGGTGCAGTTGCTAATACTGTAGGCGTATTATTTACAGCTACAGGTGCAGGCTCAGGTACAGGTGTAGCCATAGATATGGCAGCATCAGCAGCAGCATTAAAAACATCTGACACACTTGTAACAACACTAGACGATAGACTATATAAAGGCGGTAAGTTTTTATTTGGTGGTGTTCGTGATACTAGAATTATCACATTTACAGGAACATACGCTACAGGTTCTATCATTACTAACGACCTAGAATATGGTTATAACTCTGTGCTTACTCTTATTAGACCTTCTGTAGATAATGGCTCTGCAAGCGTTTCTGTAGCTTCCAGACGTATGTTAGATGACACTATTACATACGGTACAGCAGTTACAGCAAGTCAAGAAGATAGATGTTCTGTAAGAATCTCAGGTCGTTATCATAGAATAGCTTTAACACCTACAGGTGCTAACTGGTCATCTGCAATTGGTATGGATATAGATTACTCCGAACAAGGAACTAGATAATGGCACGTAGTGATATGTACCGTAAACTACCTTGGACAGGTGGTGATGCTAGAAGTGTAGCTGAAATTGTAAACAACCTTGTAGAAGGTAAGTCTAACAATACAGGTGATATTACTTTAGTTGCAGGTGGTGCTTCATCTACCACTATATTTGATGAACGTATAGGTTATAACTCTTATATTGGGCTAGAACCTAAAACACAAACGTCAGCTAGTGCATATTTTCCATACGGTGCATTTCAAGATACGACTGACCAAAGTTTAGCTACGATAACAGCTACAGGTAACATTACACTTAATACTACAGACTATTCTTTAGGCACAAGTTTAGTAGATGGATACAAAGTAAAAGTAGACTATTCTGGTCTTTATAATGTGCAGTTTAGTATTCAATTTGTTAATACTGATAATGCTCAACATGACTTAGATATATGGTTTAGAAAGAATGGTTCAGATGTTGCAGGGTCTAACAGTAAATTTACTGTTCCAGCTCGTAAAAGTGCAAGTATTTATGGTAATCTTATTGCAGCATTAAACTTTAATGTAGAGCTTGCTAAAGACGACTATGTAAGTTTAGCATGGGCTACAAGCTCAGTATTAGTTACAATAGAACATTTAGCAGCACAAACAACACCTACTAGACCTGCAACACCTAGTGCTATTGTTACTATTCAGTATTTAAGTGCTAATTCATTTACGACTAATTTATTTACAGAACCTTATATTAGCTCACAACAAAATGGACAAGCAACTATCAGTCACCCTGCAAATACAGGCACGAATAAGGTATATCGTTATATAATAGTAGGATGATATTACACTACATACCTAAAGATAAATTACGAGAACATTGGGATTATGTTAAACATGGTCTTGAGTTAGTTCGTGCTAAAGGTCACATGGAATGGATAATAGAAGACATTTATTGTGATTGTTATGAAAACAGGTCTATGTTGTTTATAGGCATAGTAGATAATAAAGCAGTAGGTTTTGTAGTATTACAGCCTATAGGAAATACACTTCATGTATGGGCTACATGGTCAACACTTAATGATGAAACATTATTTCATCAAGCATGGCAAGAAATTCAAGCAATAGCAAAACAAGGAAATAAGTCTAGGGTTACATTTTCTTCACAAAGACGTGGATGGGAACGTAAAGCTAGGGAAATGGGTTTTAAACCTCAAACATGGGAATTTATACTTTAAGGAAATAGATATGTTTAAGTTACACAATTGGGTACAAGAATTAGTACAGTCATTTACATTTTATGGTGGTGGTTCAGGTGGCGGTGGCGGTCAAACTACTAAAACTACTAATGAATTAGACCCTACTGTAAGACCTTATGTAGAATACGGACTTGGTGAAGCTAAAAATTTATATCAACAAGCAGGTCCTAATTACTTTCCTGGTCAAACTTATGTAGGTCCATCTGCACAAACCACTCAAGCATTAGGTTTAGCTGGACAAAGAGCCATGGCAGGCAACCCATTAGTTCCTGCTGCACAACAACAACAATTAAGTTCTATTAGAGGCGATTACCTATCTGCTGGTAACCCATACTTTACACAAGCATTAGCAGGTCCTACACAACAAGCTACACAAGCATATAATGACGCTATTAAAGCTGCACAAGGTACTGCTTCTATGGCAGGTCGTTATGGTTCAGGTGTATCTGCTGATATTCAAAATAGAGCTGCTAGTACATTAGCTAGTACACTTGCTAATAAATATGGTGACTTAGCTTATCAAAACTATGCTGGTGAACGTGGTATGCAAAACCAAGCAGTTATGAACGCACCAACATTAGCACAAGCTGACTATGGCGATATTTCACAATTAGCTAACGTAGGTAAAACTACTGAAGATTATGCTAAAACTGCTCTACAAGCTGACCTTGACAGATTTAACTTTGAACAAAACAAACCATATCAAAAACTATCTTCATACCTTGGTGCTGCCTACGGTGCGCCTCAAGGCAATGTATCTACATCTACTCAATCAGGCGGTGGTGGCAAGATAGTCTGCACAGCTATGAATGCTGAATATGGCTTTGGTAGTTTCCGTAACGCTATCTGGTTAGCTCAGTCTAAAGACTTAGACCCAGCATACGAAAAAGGTTATCATAGACTATTCTTACCATTAGTAAACTATGCTTACAAAGCAGGTGAAAAGAATGCCCTACAACGCATTTTAAGGGGTGTTTTAGAGCATATCGCAAGACATAGGACTGCTGATATATGGAAACAAAAAAGAGGTAAAACTAGAGATAATATTGGCATGATTTATCGTGCTATTTTAGAACCTATTTGCTACGTAGTAGGAAAGGTATAACATGAGTGACCCAATAACAGCCATGGCAGTTGGTGCTGCTATAGGTGGAGGAACATCTTTAGCTAAAGGTAAAAGTTTTGGTAGTGCATTAAAAAGTGCAGCAATAGGCGGTGCTTTAGGTGGAGGTGGTAGTGCTTTAGGTGGTCTTATGGGCGGTGCTGGTGCAGCAGGTGGAGCATCAACTGGCTCAGGTTTATTGTCAGGATTCCAAGGTGTAGCTACTACTCCAGTAAGTATGGGTACAGGTGGTTTTGCTTCAGGCATTGGTGGTCAAGTCATTCCAAACGTAGCAGCTAATGTAGCTCCAGTAATTGGAACAGCAGCACAAACAGCTACTCAAAACTTTATTCCACAACATCTAGTAGGTAACTCTACAGGCATGGCAAATTACGTTCCAGGTGGTCCTTATATGCCAGGAGATGCGTTGAATTTTGTTGAAAACACTCCTTATATGCCAGGCGCATCATCTGTTGCATCTGCACCTAACTTTACTCCAGTATTAGGTAAGTCTGCAGCAGCTACAGGTGGTGGTTATAACCCATCATTTTTTGGAAGAATGGGAGATATGATTGGCAACCCACTTTCAAGTTTATCTACATCAGATAAAGTAGGGTTAGGTTTAAAAGCAACTGACCTTGCAATGCAACCAGAGGAAAGAATGCCTTCACCACAAGTCATGCCTGTTATACCAGGCAACCCTGCGTTAGTGTCTGCTCCTTTATATAATGTAGCACCTAATGTTGGTATGCAAGAAGGCAACGAACTTGGATTACCAAACTTACTTTCTAGGATGCCTTTAACAGAAGAAGAACTTTTAAGACTACAACAACAAATGCAAACAACAGGATTTAGGGGAAGATAACATGGCATTATTTGACACAAATAGTGGATTAGGTGGATTGCTAGGAGACTTTGGTTTTGGTGTTCCTAGAAATACAGGTGGTCTTATAGGTAAAGATGAAATGGATGCTATTAATAAAAGAGCATTGTTATCCGGTGGTATTAACGCAGCTTTAACATATCTTGCTACGCCTAAAAACTTAAATACAGGAAGTGCATTACCTTACTTGGGTAAAGCGGGTTTAGCTGGTTTTAACGCATCTCAAAATACAGTAGACCAAGCATTAAACACAGCCTATAGAAATAGAATTTTAGCAGGTAAAGACGATAATATTAGAACTATTAAACAAGATAGATTTGAAATTACTCAAGAAAAACAACCAGACGGTACATATAAAGAAATTGGTAGAAGTGCATTAGACGCTCCAAAAGAACAAAAAACTGTTACAGATGTTATTGATGTTGGTGGTAAAAAAATTCTTATAAATAAAGAAACTGGCGCACCAATACAAGAATATAAAGTTACAGGTGGCGGATTAGGATTAAAAGATATTTATGGAGAACCACAAAAAGATTTAAATGGTAATTTAGTATATGTACCTAAAATACCTGGTTATCCAATTAGAGATATGAGTGGTAAACCTATCGCTGGTAACGTGCAATTAGCAGATAAAAAAGAACCTACAGAATCACAAGCAAATGCTTATACCTACTATAGCAGAATGGAAGAAGCAGATAAAATTATTAAAGATTTAAATGGTAAATATGACCCTTATAAAATTAATATTAAAACGTCTGGCAAAACAGCATTAATTCCAGGCGGTCAAGATGTAGCAAATTATTTCTTAAGTGAAAATGACCAAAAAGTAGAGCAAGCACAACGTAACTTTATTAATGCAGTACTAAGACGTGAATCAGGTGCAGTAATTTCTCCTGATGAATTTGCAAATGCAAATACTCAATATTTTGACCAACCTAACGATAAACCTGGAGTATTAAAACAAAAAGCTGCAAATAGAAGAACAGCTATTGAAGGTATTAAAAGAGCTGCTGGTCCAAGTATTAGAAAAGCAAGTCAAGATGGTCAATCCAATGTAGTTAATTTTGAGGATTTACAATAATGGATGTTAGATTACCTGACGGTACAATAATTAAAAATGTTCCAGACGGAACAAGTAAAGCTGACTTAATGGCTAAACTTACTGCTAATGGATATAAGTCATATGAACCAGTTGAATCTGTCAATGAACAGCAACAAACACCAAAATCATATACTACAGGAGAAGCATTAACTTCTGCTGCTGCTAACCTTATTCCAAGCACAGGTAAATTAGCTGTTAATGTAGGTAAAGCAATTGTTCAACCAGCAAATACTTTAGAAGGTTTAATTCAATTAGGTTCTGGTGTGTTAAGTAAAGCATTGCCAGAGTCTATAATGAAATATGCTGTACCTGAAAAAAGACAACAAGCAGAAGCAGTTGCTAATGCTATTGGTCAAGAATACAAAGGTAAATATGGTTCTGCTGAAGGGTTTAAACGTGCTATAGCAGAAGACCCTGCAAATGTTTTAGCGGATGTATCTACTGTTCTTACTGGTGGAGGTGCTGCATTAAAAGGTGCGCAACTAGGTTCTAACACAGCAAAAGTTGCTGACATTGTAAATGCAACAGCTAAATATACAAACCCATTGTATCTTGGTGGAAAAGCAATACAAGGTGCATCATACATACCTGGTCAATTTCTTAAAGGTACACTTGGTGTTACTACAGGTGTTGGAAAAACTCCCATAGAGGAATCAATTAAAGCTGGTGTAAAAAATATTGCAACAAGTGATGAAACATTTATTAAAAATCTTAGAAACCCATCAGAAGGCAATGCAGTAGAAATTGCAAAACAAGCAGTTGATAATTTACGCCAACAAAAAAACCAAGCATATCGTGGTGGCATGGTAGATATTTCTAAAGATAAAAGTATTCTTAATTTTAAAGATATTGATTTAGCTACTATTAATACAGAAAAAATGGGAATGTATAAAGGTAAAGTAGTTAATGAAAAAGCATTTGATGCAATTGGAAAAGCAAAACAAGCTATTAATGAATGGAAAAATGCAGACCCTGTTGAATTTCATACTCCAGAAGGTATGGATAAACTTAAACAAAAAGTTGGTGGAATATTAGAAACTATTCCTTACGACCAATCTACTCCAAGAGCTGCTGTTCAAAATATTTATAATTCAATAAAAACTACCATTAATAACCAAGCTCCTACTTACGCTAAAGTAATGAAAGATTATTCCAAGTCTAGTGAATTAATTACTGAAATAGAAAAAGGTTTATCATTAGGTAAAAAAGCAACTGCTGACGCTGGAATGAGAAAACTTCAGTCTATTATGAGAAATAATGTAACTACAAACTATGGACAAAGAACTAATTTAGCAAATAAATTGGTTGAAGCTGGCGGTGAAAATTTAATGCCAGCATTAGCAGGTCAGTCTATGAGTGCTGTATTGCCAAGAGGTCTTGGTGGTCAAATAGAAACTTATGGTGGTGGTGCGGCTGCAATTATGAACCCATCTTTAATACCATTAGCTCCATTCTTTTCTCCAAGAGCTATGGGTGAAACATTATATAAATATGGTCAAATAAAAGGTTTGGCAAAAAAAGGCGCAAGTAAATTGCCATTATCAGTAGACCAAACTAATCAATTAGGTACTTTATTGTATCAATTAAATCAAGCTAAAGAACAACAAGGTCTTCTCTCACAGTAAGGAATAAGAATGGTCAAGACAGACGTAGAATCACGTTTAAGTACGCATGAAGAAGTATGTGCGTTACGTTATGAGCAAATAAACGCAAGACTCAAACGCCTAGAACAAATACTTTTAGGTACAGCAGGTTTCGTTATTGTATATCTATTAACTAATGGAATGAAATAATGCAATCATTAAAGAACTTAGTAGCATTAATTGTAGGTATGTCCATAGGTATGTTATTAGCACTTTCTATGGATGCTAAAGCAGCAGATACAACTACTATCAATTACAAAGGTCAACCACCACCTAGTGCCATTAGCCCTTCTATAAGTGCTTTTAGCCAAGACGTTTGTATTGTGCCTGTTACTGGTTCTGTATCATCTACATTGTTTGGCTTAAGTGGTGGCTCTGGCTATAAAGACGTTAATTGTGAACGTATTAAATTAGCTAAAACTCTTAATGACTTAGGTCTTAAAGTTGCAGCAGTATCTATACTTTGTCAAGACGAAAGAGTATTTGAAGCTATGATACAGTCAGGTTCACCATGCCCTATAAACGGTTCTATAGGTGATGCTGCTAAACGTGGTTGGTATGAACGTAACCCTTCTATATTTAAGAAACTATATGGCGATACATACACGATACCGCTTGTTCTTGACGAGCCTATTACTACTTCTATCCCTACAAGGAAATAATGCTTATGCTTGGTATTGCAACTATACTCCAACGCCTGAAGGCTATATGCTTCCAGGTTCTCTCGTATGTAATGGCATTGACCCACAAATTGCACTTAAAGACTATTGGTGCGTATCTTATAACCCAAGTGACCCAATTTGCGGTGCGTATCAAGCACCTACTTGTTCAGATTTGGTTGAAAATCAAACCACAGCTTGTACGTTACCTCATTATAGCGGTGCTGTTAATCAAAGCAGGACTTATAGTTGTTCTTCAAGCTCTTGGTCACCTTGGACAGAAACTTCTAACAATTGCACGCAAGACCCTCCAACGTGTCAAGCAAGTACTGAAACTAGACAACTAGCCTGTCAAGCAGACTATGTAGGTTCAGTTACAGAAACTAGAAATTCATCTTGTCCTGACCCTTATGGTAATGATGTATGGGGAGCATGGGTAGAAACAAATAATACATGTGTTAAGAGTGCTACAAACGTCACTAACGTATCTTCACCTGTTAGTCCTAGTAGTCCACTTAATCCTGTAAATAACCCACCTCCTGCACCACCACCTGCTGTTGCTCCAGAGGTAAACCCATTAGCTGCACCTGAACCACCGAGGGTAGAGTCAGCTCCTGTTAAGGTTGAACAACCAAAACAAGAAACTAAAAGCGAGCCAAAAGCAAAAGAAGACAGTCCAAAAGACCCACCAAAGGCTGAACAAAAGAATGATAGCAAGGATAGTCCTAAACTTGACGTACCAAAGGGTAAAGAACTTGTACATGGCTTTGGAATAGTCCTTTCACTAGAAATACTTAACAAACCTATTATACAACAAATTGAAATAACAGATGCTTTCAAATTTGATACGGAGATAAACAATGAGTTCGGAAAAAATCAAAACCTTCAACTTGAGCTTATCCAGCTCGGCACTTCTGAAGTTGATTTTAATAGCATTGCCAATAGTGGCTGGCTCGGCATACGCAGGCATAACTTTTTACAACAAGATGGTTACGGCAATTGAAGCTGTTGACAGTTTAGATTTAGCTCCTATAGAGTCTAAGTTAAATGGTTTAGAGATACAAGTTAAAGCTATTAATGAAAGACAATATCAACTATCTGAGTCTATAATGAAAGCTAGTGAAAAGTCTTCAGACGCTATTGCCAACTCACGTGAGACTTCTGCTATGGTATCAGGACTACGTAAAGAATTAGAAGCAACCGTAAATGCAATGGATGATAAACTAAATACTGTTAAACGTAGCACAATGAACCCATTATCAAAATGACATTCATCAGCGAAAATAATATAGCGAACCTTTATAGCGCAATTATAGAGATGCCTATATTTGATGAATACAAATTACCACCGGCAAGTAAAGTAGACTTTGTTATTGTAGATGATGATAGTATTTGTGGTGAATATCAGCCACCAGAACAAGGTGAACCGCATGTCATTACTATTTCTGTAGCAAGACACTCCCACTTATATCCTGTGTTAATTACACTTTGTCATGAAATATTGCATATGGCGGTATATACAGTTTCACCAAAAACAGAGCAGTACACAAGCCATAAAGGCTTGTTTCTTAAATTACAAAAACGTGTAGCCAAAATGTATGGCTTTGACCCAAAGGAGTTATAGATGTTAAGTATTCTATCAGGTATATTAGGTTTTGCTACTTCAGGCTTACCTAGTGTTTTAGGTTTCTTTCAGCAAAAGGGTGACCAAAAGCATGAAAGAGAAATGGCTAAACTACAAACAGAACGTGAATTAGAATTAGCTAAAGCAGGTTTTATATCACAAGAAAAAATAGAAGC